AGAAAAGAGCCTTGTTTTTAATCCAGCATTCAAAGAAAGCTTAGCGTCTACCCTGAAAGAAGGATTCGACCCTAATGCGTTAATAACATATGACAGCAATAGTCCCAAAAATAGTCATAATGTTGACGTTGTAAATAACAAATACAGTTGTTCTAACTTTTGCGGCCCTCAGTCTCAGTGTGCTATAACTAGAGAACAATGCACATCTGATGTAGATTGTAAGGGATGTCAACCACCTATTGATGAACCACCCAAATATTTAACAAATGAAGAAGTGAAGCCGTTAAATGATGCAGGTAAATTAACTTTGAGTCAAACTCCGCAATATTCACCATTAACAACTGATATTGGATCCGATGCGGCCTATGCATATCCTGGATCTTTAGACTCTCAAATTGTTCGACCATATGAGGGCTATGATATGTGGACAAAATCATTTAATTTTGGTCTTAGTTTGGCTGACAGAAAGCTAGTAAATCAGTATTCTCCTGAAGCGGAAGAGTATCGATCTATACCTGTGTATCCGGTAACAAGAACAGTGACCGGATTATTTTATGACACAGGGCCAACTGCGTCTAATGCTTCTGATTCATTAATAAAATAGTAATTTATTGTTTATTGTTAATATTTGATAAAATAATATAAATATAATAAGTATTATATAGATATTATGGAAATAATAAATGATTTAGAATGGTATATCAATAGCGATCCAAAAACTGCAAAAAATAAGACTAGTGATTGTATTCTTTCTAAAAAAGAATTGGATTTAATTGTTTTCGACGATTCAACAAAAACAAATGTAAAAATAATGTTTCCGTTAAATAATAACTATTTATTCTTTGTAACACGAGAATTGTCTCGACCAGTTACTGTAAAACAGATGTTGGATTGCATTTACAAATTTTATAAAGAACCATTAAAAACAGAATTTATAAACAACGCATTTGAAGAGATGGAAGATTGGAAAGAAGATATTATTTATCATTATGATAACGATATTGGTAGAATAAAGAACTATGATGTTTTTACAGATGATTGTACTCCTGATTTTTGCGGATTAGAGCTTAATAAAGACAATGGTAAATATATTGTTCATATTGGTCCTGAATAAATTAAATAAATATTATTTGTCAATTACCGTTTCCTTTGCAACATTGGTTACAATTTTGTTAATATTCTTTGATTGTTCTTCACTTGTTAGCCCGGACATTGAATTACTTACAATTTTTAAGTATGTATCATTTTTTCTTGAATCAGAGTCCATACAGTCAGGATATTTTTTCCTCCATTCCCCAATTTGTTTTATATTTTCATTTGCGACCTGTTTTATAGCCTTTTTAAGGATTGGTCTTGTTTCATCCTCTTTTGTCCATTGATCATCATTTTTAATGTACAAAACTTCCCTTTTTAAATCTGAACAATGTATTGGTCTTTTGGATTGATCCAAATCATTCAGATTCTTATTTATTATTCTAGAAACACCCTCTACATAACCTAATCTCCCAGTTGTTTCTAAATCTTCTAATTCCACCCTAATAGAACTAACAAACTCACTAATATTTAATGCATCCTTACACTCTTCATTCAAAAAGAATTGTAAGTTAAATGTTTTATTATGGGAATTGTTAGTATTGTTATTATTTGTTGTGATATTTACAGGATTTTTAGATAATTCTATTAAAGATTTCTGAAGTTCTTGGTTTTGTTTTAGTAATTGTATTATTAATGTTTCTTTATCAAATAATTCATTTATTTGGGGCGCTTTTTTTTCATCGTCTGGTTTTTTTGGTAAACATTTTTTATTATGTCTCCATAATCCAGTTCGATCCTGATATTTTTTATTACAGTTAAAACAAACGTGTTGCTGATTTGTCTCTAAACTGTTGCTAGTCACACGAGAACGATGTTTTACGGTTGAAATGTGTCGTTGCCATTCACTATTTCTAATGCATTTATAGTCACATACGATACACTCAAAAATAGGGGCGCTTTTTGGTTGCTTGAATGTTGCTAAATTCATATAATATAGCAACATAAAAATCACCGAAAATAAAATAGTAAAAAAAATATGGTAACCAGATTTTATTTTGTCATTTTATTTTTAGAGCATTATGCTCTAAAGTGGATTTTTAAAACATGATTTTCAAAAGTATTTTGGGGATTTAAATTTTGGACATTTTTAAAAATGTCCAAAATCGAAAAATCTTTTTCCAAATTTATGCAACTTTCTGCGATTTTCCAACTTTCTAATTCAAGGAATATATATTTATTTTTAACTTAAAGAACTATTTGTCAATTACAGCTTCCTTTGCAACATTGGTAACAATTTTGTTTATATTCTTTGATTGTTCTTCACTTGTTAATCCGGACATTGAGTTACTAACAATTTTTAAATATGTGTCATTTTTTATTGAATCAGAGTCAGTACAGTCAGGATATTTTTTCCTCCATTCGCCAATTTGTTTAATATTTTCATTTGCAACTTGTTTTATGGCCTTTTTTAGTATAGGTCTTGTTTCATCTTCTTTTGTCCATTGATCATCATTTTTAATGTACAAAACTTCCCTCTTTAAATCTGAACAATGAATTGGTCTTTTAGATTGTTCCAAATCATTCAGGTTCTTATTTATTATTCTAGAAACGCCCTCTACATAACCTAATCTCCCAGTTGTTTCTAAATCTTCTAATTCAACCTTAATAGAACTAACAAATTCACTAATATTTAACGCATCCTTGCACTCTTCATTCAAAAAGAACTGTAGATTAAATGTTTTATTATGGGAATTGTTAGTATTATTGTTAGTTACGTTCATATTATTTTTTGATAATTCTATTATTGTTTTATTCTGATCTAAAATCATTTGTTTGAATTCTTTATTTTCATTGATTAACATCATAATTAAATCTTTATCCATTAAAATATTATTGTTTAGACTTTCATGTTTATCTTCAATAAGTTTTTTAATATTTGTTTCTTTATTTTCTTCTATATTTGATTTAAAACAGTTTTTTTTATGTCGCCAAAGTCCCGAATTATCTGCATACGATTTCCCACATAGACACATATATTTTTTGTGATTAATTATCATTTGATCATTATTATGAGATATTTGGGACTTTTTAGGACTTTTTATTGTCTTGATAATTGGTGCAAAAATATTAGGGTGACTTTTTGGATTTGAATTATCGTCTAAAAGTGATTGCTTAGCATTGCTAATATGTTTTATGGTCTGGATATGTTTATGGTAGTCTTTTTTCCTAGATGTATTATAGTGACAAATATTGCAACAAAAACTAGTGGGATTTTTGGGAGAAATTACATTGCTAAACATTGCTTATATAAGCAATCTATAAAAAACTCTTAAATCCTTTTTTAATTTAAAATAATAAAATTTATCATAACAAATTTAAATTCGAGAAAATGATTTTAAGAGCATTATGGTCTAAAATTGAAATTTGAGAAATGCTTTTTCAAATGGGACTTTTGGTTTTCATTTTTGGACATTTTTAAAAATGTCCAAAATCGCAAAATCTTTTTTCAAATTTCTGCAACTTTTTGCGACTTTTTGTAACTTTAAAGTAAATAATATATATTTATTTTAACTTAAAGAACTATTTATCTATAACAGCTTCCTTTGCAACATTGGTTACAATTTTATTAATATTCTTTGATTGTTCTTCACTTGTTAATCCTGACATTGAGTTACTTACAATTTTTAAGTATGTATCATTTTTTCTTGAATCAGAATCCATACAGTCAGGATATTTTTTCCTCCATTCCCCAATTTGTTTAATATTTTCATTTGCAACTTGTTTAATTGCCTTTTTTAGAATCGGTCTTGTTTCATCTTCTTTTGTCCATTGATCATCATTTTTAATGTACAAAACCTCTCGTTTCAAATCTGAACAATGAATTGGTCTTTTGGATTGATCCAAATCATTCAGATTCTTATTTATTATTCTAGAAACACCTTCAACATAACCTAATCTGCCAGTTGTTTCTAAATCTTCTAATTCCACTTTAATAGAATTAACAAACTCACTAATATTTAATGCGTCCTTACACTCTTCATTTAAAAAGAACTGCAAATTAAAGGTTTTATTGTGAGAATTGCTAGTATTGTTATTGTTAGTTACATTCATATTATTTTTAGATAATTCTATTATTGTTTTATTCTGATCTAAAATCATTTGTTTGAATTCCTTGTTTTCATTAATCAAGAGCATAATTATATCTTTATCCATTAAAATATTATTATTTATACTTTCTTGCTTATCTTCAATAAGTTTTTCTTTATTTACTTTTATATTAGTTTCTATATTTATTTTAAAACAGTTTTTTTTGTGTCGCCAAAGTCCTGAATGATATTTAAAGGTTTTGTTACACGAACACGTGTGCAATTCGTGTGGAACAATAAGCAACTTTTGAGAAACATTTTGTATCTTTTTGTATCTTTTTTCGTTTGTATAATGTTTTGCAGTTAAAATATGTTTTTCATAACTACTTTTCTTGCTTGTATTATAGTCACACATCATACAACAAAAATCTTGAGCAACTTTTGAGCAACTTTTTGTATCCTTTGTATCCATTATAAAGATACAATAAAATAATTCCTAAATTCTTTTTTATTGAAAAATATAAAAAATTATCGTAACAATTTTGCATCTGTAAAAATGCATTTTACACCATTATGCTCTAAAATGCATTTTTAAAAAATCAATTTTCAAAGCAACTTTTGGGATTTCATTTTTGGACATTTTTAAAAATGTCCAAAATCGAAAAATCTTTTTCCAAATTTATGCAACTTTCTACAACTTTTTGTAATTTTTTAAAGTAAAGAATATATATTTATTTTTAATTTAAAGAACTAATTGGCTGCATTTACGATCTCGTTATTTAATTATGTGTAAAATAATTGTTACGATAAATGATCTCAAAATATTTATAATAATTTTATAGTATCATTTTTATAAAAATGATTATAATACAAATATATTTTGTTAACTTATATAAATGGTTAATTATGTTTCTTCCAAAGTAAAAAGAAAAGGTAAAGGTAAAACTAGAAAAGCTAATAAAAAAGGAAACAGAATTTATAAAGGCGGAGCGGAATATTATTTTTCTTCTAGTAATTCTGATAGAGATTCGGTAGACAATAAAATGGAAAGCGCATTAGATAAATTAGGAATTTCAAATTCATCGGAAGATAAACAATTTGGCTGGTTATCAATTGGTGTTACTGGTATTCTTGCTATTGGAGGCATTGGGTACGTACTTTTAAAGAAAAAATAATTTAGATATATTTAAAAAAAACATTATATAATATGTATATTATATAATATGACAAGTAAAATAATACATCATAAATTTTTTTTAAATTCATTAAGAACCGCATTAATTTTTATAGCAGGATTTTTAACTTACGAAATATTAAAAATATTAGAAAGTAAATGGAATAAAATGTATCCAAACAATGAATTTAGTCATTTTGCTCATAGAAAATTATATAACTTTATAATAATATTTATAATTGATTTAATTATTCTTTATCTAATTGCGTTATTATTTGATGTTCATTTATAAATTTATGTTGCATAAGCTAGCTCTAAAATTGTAACATAATTATTATAATATAATTATCTGTGTCTAACCCTTCTGGAACGAGACTTTCTGGAACGAGACTTTCTGGAATGAGACTTTCTGGAACGAGACTTTCTAGAACGTGACTTTCTAGAACGTGATTTTCTAGAACGTGATTTTCTATGTTTAAAGTTACCAGCATTTTGGTTTGATCCATCTGAATATGTTATTTTGTCAGGAGGAGGAAAAGCAAACCCGATTACATCTGGCTCATTATCACCTGACTCATTATCACCTGACTCATTATCCTTATGGAGAGGTTTTGTTCTTAACCAATGAGTTACAGGATCAGGTAACGCTTGCCTAGCTAAAGTTGCTAAAGTAGGTATGTCACGTTGTCCAGGAGGAGGTGGGTTCCTAGGTTTGGCTGAAATAAATAAATTATCGTCTATTGTTGGAGTTCCAAAATTTCCATAATTTGTTCCATCTATTCCTATAATATTGCTTTTTCCAGGTCCTGCTCTAGCATCAGCCTCACTAAATGTTCCTAAATTAATCATAACCCCATTTCGTCTTAAAAATAATTCTTCGTTCATCTCAACTCTGCCGACTGGAGTCTCTAAATAATTAAATCCATAAACTTTAGTTATTTTTATAAAACCAGGAACATTATTCATTATATAATATAAAAATATAAAAATTGTTTATGTTGCATAAGCAAGACCACAGTTGCCTCCAATAAAGATGACTTGATTGATACGTTCTTCGAACAATGTCATATTAAAATTGTAATCATAAATGCGCCACGTCGGCTTATTAATGCCGATAATATTGCCTGTTGCTGGATCACAAATAGTCAAACTCTGTGCCAACGGATCTAATGGCGGTATAATGGTAGTAAATTCCAGTTCAATTTGGTTAAAACGGCTCATATTAATTGCACCAGATGGCTGCAAATCAGCGTTACTAGAATTTAACCCAAAATTATAACAATACAATCCGAGAGGTGCATTGCCGCTAGTTCTAACATATTTTTCGATGAAATTATATATACCTGCCGGCTGAATATTTTCTCTATAAGATCCATCTAATAAGATACCCAAACCAACCAAAATATATTTATCATTTTCAGGCGTATAAGTAGGCGTAATTAAAAGACCTGTTAGTTTGCCATTGGGATTAACACCAGGGCCAATATTTACAGCAATTTGGTTTCCACCTGAATCCGTTCTATAAATAGTATATGTTCCTGATGAAGATGCAGGGATGACATCTTGAGGCATATAATTGTAGGGCCAATTTGTATAATTCGACCACTCATTACGCAAGTTGACATCACTCCGCTGAAAATAAAACATCCAGTCAGCGACCATACCTAAAGAATCTAAACTGATTTTATTTGGACCTGTAACATTGTAAAATTTCTGCTCGTGAACTTGTTTAATCAAATATTTCTGCTCTTCTAATGCAAAGACACGTTCTTCATCATTTGATAAGAAACAATAGGTACAATTTAAATGCACATCCGCATTCCATAATGTTCTTTGATCGGAATAGGAATTTACACCAATATTAATGTCAGGAGGTGGTTGCAAAAAACGATAGAATTGCATATACCAAGCATTAAAGTTTGGTGCAACATATGGATAATTAAAGGTGGAATCAAAAACATCACGTATCTGAAATAGCTGATTAATAGGTCTCAAAGTAATGTTAATATGCAGCTCATTGTATTGCAATGATGTCAAAGGAAATGCCATCTGGCTTTTAAGTCCAAACCAATTGTTTAATGGTATATACAGAATACGGCCTCTGATAGAGGGTTCTGGGCCAGCAAGAGCGTCGGTATAGTACGCATTAGGGTAAGAATTGACACGAGAGCCTGCATTTGCGGGATCATTTAGTTCGGGAACATTACCAATCATTTCATAAAAAAGATCTTTTTTTTGAC